AACGAGTCAACGGCTATTCCTAGACAATTAAGTTGAAAATCACCATGCACTAATGGGATTAAACCAGACCCATAAGGATTATTGCAAACGTCAGTAGAGTCTACTGGATGAGATGCTATAAATAGTTTATTTGAAGTAAACCTATTAACATAGTAACCGGCTGCGTGTCCTATAGCTACATTATAATTACCAATTTTATTATTGTGAAGAGCATAGCTACCAATTCCAACATTTCCAAATCCTATAGTGTTTCCACCAAGAGAATTATAGCCAACGGCTGAATTGTCTTCTCCATAAACATTACAAGAAAGGGAGTTGGATCCAACGGCGGTATTCCTAGATCCTTGATAATTATATTTTAATGCAGAAAAGCCAAAAGCAGAATTATCTACACTTAAATAACCATTAAGGCTTAGGTTTTCTAGTGTATTTTCTCCAGCCCTAGTTGTTCTTGTGTGAGGAGTATCAAAGTTTTTACCTCTGATATCATGTTCATTCAATAATAGATGAACAGAGTCTACTATATCTAACAAATTATGACGAATATCATAAGGAGATATTTGTCCATTTGAGTTGTCAGATAATTCGGTTAATATATTCTCAACAAGTTGTAACTTGCTTAAGATCATGCTACTTTAAACTTATTTCTAGAGAGTTGACATCAAACTTGATGTTATCGCCCGTATAAATATATCTAGGATTTTCTAACTGAGCATACATAAGCAAATTACCAGAGCCTCTGGCCGAGTTGTCTAATATAGCTATGCCAGAAACCCATCCCCAATCTGTCAAGGCTGTATCAAAAACAATCTGTGAAGAATTTTTAATAAAGCCATTGCCTTCATACTTTACGTATCCGGGATCTCCAGACATTGCTGTTTGCTGTAAATTTGTTGGTGCGTAGAATATTACGTTTGGAAACTCTTTAAATCTATAAGATTGAGTAAACGTGTTATTAGATGCTACTAAAGCCGCAGGCTGACTTAGATACATAGGATAAAAATAACCACTAGCTCCTACGGCTGCGCCAGAAGAACTTGTGCCATAAACGGAGAATACAGTGGTTTCGTCTACTCCAACAGCATTCCAAACATTATTGCCAACGACGGATGGATTTCCTAAATTAATTCTTTTATAATTTGTGCTTACAAAATTATTACCACGATTAATTCCAGATGGTAACTCTGGGATAGTTAATCCATTATCAGAATCTAAGGGAACGCCACTTGTAAGGGCTATAGCAATATTAGACGGTTTGCTAAACGTTACATTTCTAAAGATATGGTTTAGTATGCCCGACTCCAAATAATCCGATAGTGCTGCCATATTTTTCTCCTAATTAGAGTCGCAAAGACTTCTTCTAGTTAGTTATACACGAAAAAAGCCACCCCCAAGCAAATGAGGATGGCCTTATTTCATAACTTGTAAATTCTAATATTAATTAGAATGAACCAAGGATAACTCTACGATTGTCTAGAACGCCAAAACCAAGCTCGGCAAAACCATAATAGCCAGCGCGTTGCTGACGATGTAGGGTGGGATCTTCAAACACTTGGAGTTGCTCCTTCACTGGCATTACGAAACTATCGCTTGTAGATTGGTCAAGACCAACAACAAGTTCTAGATCGCTTGCCTGTAGAGCGCCAGCTAGATCGCTGGTGACGAATGATTGATACTCTTGGCCTTCACCAAGCTCATCAAGGTCATGAAGGTTTACACCGAATATTCTGGTGATGGGAGCGCCATCCTCAGAAGCTGTGTAAATTTCACGACGAGTTACTTCGTCAACTTGATCTAGACCCCAATTACGAACGTCCTCTAGAGCTTCTGGAGAAACATAAAGGTCAGTTAAACGACCACGACCTGTAGAGGCGCTGTTACCACCAGAATTACGACGCATCACTGTTTGCATAAGAGAAACGAGTCTCTTACTGAACATACCAGCGGTGGCGTCAGCATCATACACTAAGATGTTACGATCAACGCCAGCAGCAAGAAGTGTGTGCCAGCCATCGTCGTTCATCTTTTTTGTAAAACCAGCTTCCATAACTTGCATGGCACGGGCTACGATATCCCATCTGGCTTCGCGGGCAAAGCGAAGTAGATAGTCTACCGAAGATGTGATGCTATAGGTTGGAATCATTACATAATCACCCTCAACAGAACGCTCTGGGATTCTTCCGTGGCCAGGATTTGTGTAAGCAACATGCTCACCTTCAAGGCCGGGAGAAACGAGATCAAGAGGATACTCTGTAGTAGAGCCGGGTTCAACATTCACGGTTTCGAAAATGTTACCAAGAATGTTACCAACGAGAACGCCCTTACGAAGGGGAAGTTCTAGAGCTTTGGCGAACTCTCTTTGAGCAGCCGCAGCAACATTGATATCTGCATCCCCTGACTTACGTAGGAGATTGATAAACTCATCGCTAGGTCTTTTATTAATTGGCATGTTTAAAACTCCTTTGTTTAGTTTTTTCAGGGGAGGTTGACTTCGACTTTTGCATAACCGTCCTCATCCTTACTGGATAAGAATCGGCCAACCATAAGAACGCCAGAGCTACCGGGAGAGTCTGGCCTGAGATTGCCAGCAGTTACGTGGCAAGCAAAGGCAGCGTCTCCAGCGGCTGGTGCGCCGGTAATATTACTTGTTACAACGTAGCCCTTGCGGAGTACGGTAACCTTACCACCCTTTTGGATCTCATCCTTGTACTGATTGAGATGTGTACGGGTTAGATCCTTGTTTACAACGTCGTTAAGTAGGATACCTACTGGGCGACTAGCTGATGTGGCTTGAGCATACTTCACAAGGTTTACACCTTGATCCATAGCAGCGCCAGAACCGGCTGTATCATGAACAACTACGCCACCGCGAGTAGCAGTGCCTTCGTTGTAAAAGAAACTGATATCAGTTTGAAGCTCATATCTGTCTGATTTTAGGGCCATAGTTTTTTCTCCTGTTTAAATCACTTACGTAGAACATTTTCTGTTAGCCACTCTGCAACACTAGCTCTTGTGGCTGCTAGCTCATCATTAACATCAGAAGCGTCTACGAGAGTGGCTTCTGTTGAATTTACTTCTTCGAAAAGCTCTTGTGTTACTTCTTCTTGAGCTTCAGTTTTTGTTTCTGTAGCTACGGTTGTTTCAGAAGCAACTTCCTTCTTTTCTTCTTTCATCATCTTGTCTTTCATTGCGCTCCACTTCTTCTTCATGCCAGCGACTACAGCTTCAAAAGCTTCGTCAGTGAGAGCGTCATAAAGAGAAACTGATTCTTCTGCTTCGGTGTCCTCAAAGCCAGCCATGACTAGCTTCTCTTTTCGCATACGATATTTTTCTTTCTTTTGCATATCCTTGAGGGCTACAGCAAGCTCAGAAAGCTCTTTGTCTTTAGCTGCTACGGCTTCTTCAAGCGAAGTTACCTTTTCCTCAAAAACCTTTAGTGCGGTGTCTTTTTCAGCAAGACTAGATTCAAGAGAAGAAACCTTGTCTGTAAAATCTGTAGTTACAGACTCAAGTTCAGCCTTTACTGTCTTACTTTGCTCTTGCGAAGAAGCTAACTCGACTTGTAGATCAGCTAGCTGCTTCTCTAAGTTAGTATCTGACATATTAATATCTCCTTTAGAAACGAATGAAATACTATACTCATCTTTTGATGTAGAGAAAGCTTTGCTAGAATCAAGAATGATACTTCTTGGATTTGCTGGTTTAGACACTAAGCCCTTACCAGAAAAAGAAATATCTCTTAATGATCTACCAATTTTATAGCCTTCGTACTCTCCCGTACCACCGTATGCTCTTAAGTGTTTAGTTAAAAATGCCGACTCTTCGCTACGTGTGATAACTTTTGAATTGCCACTGTTGTCTATTACCGAATAATCAAATCCAGCGAATAAGCATTCCATAGAAACAAACCACTGTCCATTTTCTATTTCTGCTATTATCTTTTGCATTCTCTCACGATTATCTAGATTAGACCAGCTATTATAAAGAACCGCTTCTGTTATAATGTCAAATTCTGCTGGAGCTTCTTGAGAATCGTCAGCAACTATTCTTTCGCCGCTTCTATCTACTATATAACTACCGGTAATATGCCCAATGATATCATTTTCATTGTGCATGAAATTGAATTGTTTGTCTTCTGGTGTATATCGTGCCGCCCACGTTTCTTTGGGGTCAAACACATCATCATTTTTATTCCAGCCAGTTGATACTAAAACAGATTTAATATAATATAAATCTATCTGATTAGGATTACTTGAAGCTTTAATCTTTTTGATAATGTTACGAGAAACATCCCACGAACTATCTTGATCAATATTATTGACTAACAGTGCCGGTGCGCAATAAGCAACACTAGCTTGAGTCTTTATGGCTTCAGATAATCCGTCTAATATTTCTTGTTTATATACATTCATATTTGTGTTTTGCCTCTCAGAATAATATACACAAAAAAGATTTATTGCTTAAACAGAGGCATTTTGTTCTATGTATAAACCAAGAATATTCCTTCTGTATTTTTCTATATTCATACTTTCAATGCTAACATTATTCTCTTTTAATATCTGCATAAATTGAGCGCAGGCTCTTTTGTTTTGAGACAAAACATTGTGTACAACACTGGCGTCAACCTCTTGTAAAAGATCAAGATTTGTTAAAACATCTATTTTTAGTTGTTCAAGATCACTAGCTTCAGACTTGGTTAGCTGTCTAAGATTTTTCTTACTTTTATGATTTAAGTAAGCGTCATTTAAAATATCAGAAATACTATCCCAAGAAGTTTCTGCCCACACAAATAGCTCTGCAACACTTGGCTTAGACCGTGGCTTAGCAACTCTTTGCTTTCTTGGCCCTTGATCTTGAGAAAGTGGAGGTCTTCCATTCGGGCTAGATGGTTTTGGTTGTTGAGATGGAGTAACTCCAGACTGTGGCTGAATGGGCTTTGGTGGCATTAATACATCTTTTGGAATGCTAGTCTTCAAGCCCACATCTTGAGGTAACACTTTTCCGCTTTGTAAAGCAATCTTTTCAAGATTTTCTTTATGTTTTGGATCATGATACGGGCTTGCTTTTGGTGGATTTTTTTCGTCTTGTCGGTCTTCCACTTCTCTTTGTAGTCTAATCTTCTCAATCTGTGGAATTTCTTTAAAGCGATGCAATAAAGTCTCTTGGCTAATAATGTCTCTGTCGGCAAGCTGTATTAATAGGTTCTTTTCTGCTGCCTCATCTGAAAGACTCATTTGATCAAATTGTACATAAGCCCT